TTATTTATCTTCGATTTGTTCACGGATATCTTTGATTTCGTCTTGCATTCCAGACACACTTTGTTCAATCTGTTTTAAAGTGTCCGTGGTACGCTCAACATGACTCATTAGTCTGTCTTCGCGTTCTTTAGACTCTTTGGTAACTTTAAATAGCAACCATATAAATAGCAAAGCAAACGGACCATTTTGAGCAAGTACATTCCAAACCTGATCTTCACCTGACATTCCTAGCATTGTTAATCCCCCCTTTTATAAAATAAAATGAGGACTGAAAATAGCCCTCTAAAATGTATGTCTCTATCTTGTTTGACATGGTTAGTACATAACAACCACACCCTTTTACATATAAAAAGCTTCTAAAGTTTGTATTTAGAAGCTTGTACATAATATATTAATTGATATCTACGGAAGAATTCATATATATATAGAATATAGCATCAAGTGCTGTTTTTAGGGCCCATTCAGCCTTTTTTTTGTCTACATCTATGTTTTCACCATGAGCAATTTTGTTTCTCAATTCCATTAATTTTACCCATTCTTTATTTATCGATTTATCGCTACTTAGTCCTTTACCATTTAAGTCTCGAAGTAACTTATGCGCTTTATCATATATATTTTTCATCGATTCGAGAATAGTGTAGGAAGCTTCTTTGGAAAGCCCTTCTGAGATAAGCATTTTATTTAAAGATTTATCTAGAAAACTTTCAAACATCATTTCTGATGTTAATACAGCGATGTTATATTGACCATGAATTATTTGTTCTTTAATTTGAGTTAACAAAAGTATCCACGTTTCAGTAGGTTTATCTCCACTTTTCCCAAATACAGCCCAAGATACCTTATGATTTTCCCCAACTTTCTTGAAACCTGAATCATTATCCTTGCTTTCTGAAGAAACTATAGTAAACGAATCAGTCTCAAAACTTGAGAAAAAATTCGGAGCTACAACAGCACCTGCATCTATGTTAGTCAAAAATACCTGATTTATTAATAGCTTTCGAGGAAGATTAACTGTATACTCCTTACCAACAGTAATTTGAACTGTGTCATGGTACCTTAGATCACAAACAGCTTCCAATGCTGAGAAAATATTATCTGAAACCAAGTTTTGGATTATACCTTCATAAATACTAAATTTATTTCCGCATGAGCACTCTATTATTTTATTTAATAGAGTTTTTTCCCCATAAGTATTAATAGTTGTTTCTATACTTTGAGGGGTAAAGCTTCTACCCGATTTACATTCATTACATGTATAACTTTTAAATAAACTTGTCATTACCGCCATATATATCCGCCGCCTAACTATAAGTTATTTTCCGAAAATACTGTCACATCTAGCTTATTATAAACGAATATATATAAATGAAAGTAATAAATTCCATTAAGATTTATTTTACTCTCTTTTAGGCATAAAAAATAACGCTCAAGGCGTTTTATAAATTGATTTTAATTTCGGCTACTCCACTTACAATTGAGCTCATAGGAGTATGAGGAACACTTGCACTTGCTATTTCTTTCATACCTAACAACAGGGCATCTGATCCATACGTTCTCATATATTCATAACCAATTGATTTAACAGAATCGATTTTAAAACCTTCAGAACTCGTATAGCGGATTTCGATAAAAGGAATTGTTCCAGAAGGTACGTTTTTAAATGTAAATAGGATGCCTTCTGGAGCGCTTTTGACGGAATCGATATATTCAGATCCCTTTCGATATGTGATTGTAGGAACGCCATTAGTAATAGATAACCGCATATGAACAAGCCTTTTATCTGTACTAATGCGGTTAATATCATCTCCACCGCCAAAGCTAAGATTATTGTAAAAATCCATTGAGTATGTTGTATATCTATCGTTTGGATAGGCATTTCTTGTTCGTTCTATGCCTGTTACAATCGCTTCAGCAAAGGCATATAGTGTAGGTGTCCAATTTTCACGTTTTGAACGATTCGCTTTGCTCCAATCTCCATTTTTAAAAAAATCCTTTCGTTGCTGGCTTGTTAATTCAAGCTGGCAGCAACCACCTCTTCTATTCCGGTTACTTACATTGTTTGGTTCTTCACCGATAATATTAGTAGGTGCTAGTTGAGCATTAAGCCCTCTTTTTTTTAGTTCTTCCCAAATAGCATTACGTAAAGCAATATCTAAGCCACCAACATTAATAATGGCTGTGTCTCCCGCAGCTCCATGAATAGCTACATGCTGGCTACGATCCGTTACCATACTAACCATTTTAGGTTCATCGTAATTTGTACTTGTTACGTGTAACTCTGAATTGTTGGCACTTCGTAACCCTTCAAATAAAAAAAGGTCATAACCTCCTATTTCTTGAACTAATGTTGCTGATTCACTTACACCAATCTCAATACCGCCGCCATGAATGCCAGAAACTAAGATAGAGTTTTCATTATCAACAGTAGTAATACTCCAGTCAACGCCTTCAGTTGTAGCTACTTTTAATGCTGTCATACTTGGGTATGTATCTGCCATTAATACTTCAACTCCTTATCAGGTCTGGCGATATTTGAAAAGCGTAGCTTTGTTACAACAGCAACATAGTTATGAATAACAGACATTGTACTTCCAAAATCTCCTTTCACCGTTTTATCGTAATAGTTAACGCCAATTTTCTTACCATTTACAAATAGGGAATATTCCTTGGCCTTATGATTCCATCGAAGGGCAGCTGTAAAAGGTTCGTTTACCTTTGCTACACCGTTGCTTGTTGAAATTGAAGCACCGCCCCATTCATCAATGCTAAATGAAATTTTTCCTGCTGCATTTACAAACAAAAGAAATCTTCCTGTTGTTGGGTAATCAATTCGGCAATAGTTCACCGTATCAGCTAAAACAATTGGTATAATTCCAATCTCAACAGTTCCTTCTTGTGCATCAAGTACATTAAGCGTAGGAATTGCGAGACTTTCAGGAAATGACGGATCAACTAAAAGCCCTCCCATATCATAAATAGGCTGATTTACTCCATATGTGCGGCCTTTATAATCCCTAGTTGTAGCTCTGGTGAACTTTGGTGCTGCGGCATTCGGTGAAATAGCTGTAGCAGTGGAGTTTTTCACAAGACGTTGGTTTTCTTTTTTTAATTGCGCCAATTTAGAATCCGTTCCAAATTCTACATTATCAATTCTTGTTTTTAATGTTTTTTCGTCTCCCCGAGCATCTACAACTTCAGAAGGTTGAGGCGTGGAGTTAATTAGATCATCAACGCGTTTTTTCTGATTCTCTGTTTCCTTAGATACATCTAATTTGAATGAATTAAACTGTGTTTGAAAGTCTTTTGTCATTTTTTCAAACGTAATATATGCAACGCCTGTTTTTCCTAGGTCGTCTAAAGTCGATGTGATTCTAAGTCGTTGCCAATCATCGGAAGGGAATTTCTCATTTACACCACTTGGATAGTTTACTGTAAACTCAATCCGCATATCTCCTGCACCAGTGATATCACTAGCACCAATAGAAAATGTAGCCGTATATTCATCTGATATAATAGCTCTTGTACTTAAAACAACGCCTTGTCTATTGGCTAACTTTACATCAACAGTAGAGCCTAAAAGACTAACCAATTCACCGTTTTCATCTCTAAAATTAAAACCTAAAGGTGTACGATCCCCTTGTTTAATGATAGCTCCACCGAAAACCTGTTCAACAGAATTTCCTACATGGTACATAGTCACACCCCCTAACTTTACATGTTTTGATTAGCTCATCCTCATTACTTCATCTTGTGAGTACTCTACAAACTCTCCTAGCTTAAATGTTTTTTGAGAAGTATCTAGTATAGGACGTTCAACTTCTGTTACACGAGCTTCTAAATACAGTGGAGGCACGTAATGCAAGTCTTTAATACGTAACGTATCAGCAAAAGATGCTTTCTCATGTTCAAGTCCTAAAACTGAATCTAATGTGACTTCTTCCACTTCGTACTCAATAGATCCCATAATTCGTTTGTTTAATTCAGTCAGACCAAGAGAGGTTAACCTTTGCACTGTCATGGTTTGATCACTGGACTCAGGTTCATAAAGATCTACTAAATGCTTTCCATTATTGCGGCACCACCGTTGCCTAGCAGCTTCATTTTCTACAGTCACAGTTAACCTTGTTCCGTCCTCTTTTTCAGGGCCAATACAAACTAAAGAGGTAACCAAATTGTCATAATTCACTTTACGACGGATGCCAGATAAGTCTTTTCCGAAGGTGATTTCCTTCCCATCAAACTTACCAAGACTTGTTACAAGGTCTACATATCGCTTCACAATCTTATTCCCATCAATTTCAATTCGAAAAGAGATTTCGCAACCAAACGTTTCTTTCACTTGCAAAATAGCATCATAGGCGTTCATATATTCAAAAGTAATTTGGCGTATGCCTGCATAGTCAGTGGTTCCTAATTCCCACTCTGTTCCACTTAGAACCCAATTAGCTGCAGTTTTAACAGTTTGGCCAGTTAATGTTTGAGGAGAAATGATTTTTTGCTTTTTTAAATCTAAAAAAGATGCTGAACAATATGCAATTACGCTGTCAGCACCTTTATCTAATTCATTTATAATAAATTCACGATAACCTGTTTTATCATCCGGAATAATCGCTCGATTACGACCTATAATGTATTGTGCTTTTTCATCATTTACAGGCCACTCAAAACGAAAAGTTTCTTCTAAGTCCATATTTCGTAAATGGACTGCATCTTCTAATTTATTCTCTAAAAAGGCAACAATATTATCTGTTTTATAATCTAATAAATGAATCATTTATATCGTTCCCTCCAAATTGCTTTTGTAGGTAAAGGTGGATTTGTAGAGATTGTATTAATACCTCTGCTCAGCTTAAAAAACTCTCCACTAAAGGCTTTTAGATCCATTCGAGGCTCGCCATTAATTAGAATGACCTGACTTTTATGATCAAACGTAACAACGTCTCCGGCACTCACGATATAGGGAATCTGATTTTCTGTTAAAAGATTAAGCTTCCACACTTTCACATCGTATGCTCGTAGAGAGGCTACTTTTCTTGTCCCATATTGAGCCATGTAGACACCGACTTGAGCTGGATTTCGTGTAAATTGCTGCTCAGTATCATAGTACTCTACAAAGGAACGTGCTACGTGCTTGCCTGTATCTTTGTTAATAACCGTTACATATGCTGTCCAACGATTACGGGTGCGTTCAATTCTCAGCATTCCGTAAAAGTTCCAAAAAGTCGCTTCCTTATCTCCATGAGTACTAATTAAATCTTTAAAGCCCTGATCACCGCCACCTGTACGTAGCGTTGCATATATACGCTTTCCAGATGAATCAACGTCCTTAATTGTTAGCATACAAACAGGAAGGTTGCTTTCATCCAAAAGATAAAATTCAACCTTCCCAAATTTGTCTTCCCCTGTATTTACTAACTCTACAATGGTTTCAATTCGAAAGTCAGTTAACGTTTGACCAAGGGACTTTTTATAAAAGGGACCGTGCCACGTATCATTCATGCTTCCGAAATCTCCGGGGATAAAACGACCATTATCTACTTTCATATTTCCTGTGGCTAGACCATCAATATGAACGGAACCTTCTATTTTAGCCCAACCTGTGAGAGAGGAAAGAGAATCGCTAAGTGCTATTTCCTGACGATTTGCGGCATAATCCTCAATATTTACAACTCGTCCAATTCGATTCATCAAGTCTCCATTAGAAATATCAATGTTTGTATAGTCAGCATCAACTTCTATATCGAAAGTTGGAAGAGCTTCAACATTACCTTCATTTCTGGCTGAAAGGGTACCTGTGTTTGATCTTTGAACTTTCGTTAACCCGTATTTATATGGATCTGGACAAATAAAAGTTAAGGTACCTTTCCCTCGATTAACTAGTTCATCTAAATCAAGTTCTCCATCTATCATTGCAAAGTATGAGCGATCTGGTTCATCGTCAAAAGTTAATTCTTCGACTGACTCTGTTATGAGCCAGTCTGCTAAATCTTCTTTCACTTTCTGTAAATCAGCAATATCTTCTGCTTTAATACGAACTGGAACTTCAAGCGTCCGTATATCGACGTCTGTACTTTTATGATAGGCACCAGGTCTATTAGGTACTGTAAGAAGATTGCGTTTTACAGGAGCCCATGCAGGGCGTTTTCTGCCCCGCAAAACTGTTAGATAACTCCTTCTTTGATTTCTGAATGTAAAATTGGAATCCATTCTTTACCCCCTCTCTTTTTGGAAGCTAGTCTTACTACGCTTATCTCTTTCCTGGTATTCAGTAACGTATTTATGCGAGCCTTTGGCAAGCTCTTTACCATCAAGCTCTGTATGATTATGAACCACTACTTCAATTACTTGACCTGAGTTACCTTGAAGCTTTAAGCCTTCAGGAGAAACTTTATTAGACATAGTTGTCATAGCACTTTGAACATTAGAGAAACTGCTAGCTCCAGCCATTTGCAACTTTGGATTCATAAGTGCATCCATATCAAACCCAAAATGTTCTCCTACAGATTTAAATAATTGCAATGCTCGGTCACGTTGATTCTCTAAAGGAATAACAGCCTCCGTACCTTTTTCCGCAAGCCAAGCAAGCTGCTTCATTTTAACGATTCCGCCCTTAAAGTAACCTTTGAATTGTGCACCAAAAGCTCTAGCGTTTGCCATAACTATTCGTACATAGTTCTGTGTTTCTTTAAATGGAGGAACACCACCGTACTTCTTGACGTTACCTGGACCAGCATTGTAAGCAGCTAACCCTAAACGTGTATTTCCACCAAACATACGTAACATTTGTGAAATATATTTTGTTCCACCCATAATGTTTTGTTGAGGATCACGTGGGTTTTTAACACCCATAGAACGTGAAGTTGCAGGCATAAGCTGCATTAAACCAGTTGCCCCTACAGGCGAACGAGCATTTGGGTTGAATTTTGATTCTTGTTTGATAATACCAGCTACTAAAGCAGGACTTACACCGAAACGAGCAGCTGCTGAACGGATAATAGACGCATATTTTCCGACATAGTTTCCACCGGATACGCTACCGCCACCACCAGCTTTTCCTTGTAAATAAGTTAGTGGATTAATGTAAGATCCATTACGTTTAATCTTCAAATCAAGATGAGGTCCAGTTGAGAATCCAGTACTTCCGACACGTCCAATAACTTGACCTTCCTTGACCTTCTGCCCTAATTTTACAAATGGTGCACTCATCATATGAATATAAGATAGTAAGTCTGAACCTGATTGAATACGAACTCCGTTACCAGCTGTTTTATTGCCAATTAGGACTTGTTTGACTATACCACTTGTTAAGCTAAGAATTTTTGTTCCGAGAGGTGCGGCTAAATCAATTCCTTTATGAACACCGCCCTTGTGAATTCTGTCGTTGGGATTGCCCCCAGGCGTAAAATTGGTAGTCAACCTAAATGGAGAACCTAAGTAATAACCACCAATACCACTGTAAGATCCACCATCACCCATAAAGGACATGAGCTCATCCATCTTGGATTTAACAAAGCCGACAGCACCATCTTTAATTTTAGCTACACCTGACTTAGCAAGTTGGCCCATCACTCCACCAACATCAGGCATTTTAGGGTCCAGCGCACCAAATACTTTCTTCATGAGTTTGCCTGGATCAGACACATAAGACCACACATCACCAATAACATCCGACACTTTATCCTTTGCTGCACTAGCTGTTTTTTTACCTTTATCAACGGCTTTCCCAGCTGTACCTTGCACCCACTCTTTAGCCTTCTTAGCACCATTAGCAAGCCTATTTGTTCCATTCTTGTATGCAGCGATGGATGAAAAGAATTGCTTAGTTTGCTTTCCATTTAAGACTTCAGTTCCTTTACCACCATAATACAGAGTAGGTTTGTTAGGACTAAGAGCCACACGACCATCTGAGAATTTGATGAATTCCTCTTCTCCACCGTCACCAGCTAAAAAAGGACCGCCAGGATGGGACTTGGTTCCTTTTTTATATCCAGGAATCTCAAGTTTAGGGATTTGATTCTTTGCATCTACACCAATTTTGCCAAGAACCCAGTTAATCCCTTTTTGTGTAATAGTATTAATGACTGTTTCAAGTCCACTAGCTAGCTTTTTCCCAACAGCATCTACACCAGATTTTACTTTCCCAGCCATTGCTCTAATTCCATCGCCAATACGACCTGGTAACTTTTTAGCAGCTGATACGATATCATCAAAGATAGATGTTACTTTTGATTTAATGCTGTTAAAAATTTCTGTTGTTCGGCTCTTAACTGAATTCCACGCATTCACAATGCCGTTTCTAATGTTGTTAACTGCTGTAGTAGTACGAGACTTGATATTATCCCACAATGAAATTAAAAAGCTTTTAATTGCATTGAATATGGATGTAGTATTGCTCTTAATATTATTCCATGTTGTTTTAACCCTATTGAAAATGGCCGTAACTGTATTTTCAATAAATGATTTAATCGCATTCCATACAGTAGTTAAGAATGACTTAACGGCATTAAAGATATTAATAGTACTTGTTTTAAGCGCATTCCATTGTTGTTTCACATAGCTAAAAACTGCGTTGGCAGCACTAGTGACCACACTTTTAATTCCGTTCCACAAGCTCGTTAAGAAAGATTTTATTGCGTTAAATATAGAAACAGTCATGCTTTTTAGACTATTCCATTGTTGACTTACATCTTTCACAATTGCGTTTACGACAACAGTAAAAATTAATTTAATTCCATTCCATGTATCAGAAAAGAATTTTTTGATTGCATTAAAAACAGACGTTGTAAGGTTTTTAAAATCATTCCACTGTCGTCTAACGTCCTCAACCATTGCACCAACTACGATGCTTGTAATTAATTTAATACCATTCCATGTGTCAGAAAGGAATTTCTTCACCGCGTTGAAGGCTGTAATTGTCGCGCTTTTAATCGTATCCCAATGCTTAACCACCGCATAAACCGCTAATCCAACTGGACCTGTAATTGCAATTAAAATGGTTTTCCAATTGTTTTTAAAGAAGTTCAAGACAAATGTTGCTCCGGTTTTAATCGCACTCCACAATTTATCAATGAATCCACGAAATGTTTCAGAATGCCTATAGGCAACGATGAAGGCGGCCACAAGTCCAGCGACTGCCGCGATTATAAGACCAATAGGATTCATCATCATACTTAGATTTAACGCTCGTTGTGCTGCCGTTACAGCAGCTATAACTCCCTGTAATCCACCGCCAGCTAAGGTATAAGCAATCATAGCTGCTCTGGTGACACCCATAATGGCTGCTGATGCTTTCTGTAATAAGTTCCATGCTTTTACTGCGGCTGAAACACCTATTACTACCCCTTGATAGGTAACAAATGCTGTGGTTAGACCTGCAATAACAGGTAAGAAACCTTCCCACTCAACAAATGCATCTACCACACTCGCAATTTTTTCTGCAACTGGTTGGATGACATCACTAATCTTATTTATCCCTACAGCGATTTTGTCCCCGATAGATTGCCAAAAAGAAGCCATGTTTTGAGCATCGCTTCCAACTATTTTATTAAGAAGAGCAGTTACTTCCTTGCCTATCATTTGAAAGGCTTTGATAAAAGGAGCTGCAATTGTACTTCCGGCTTCTTTTAAAATGTCCCATAGGCTCATAACAGCCGAACGAAGATTTTCAGAGTTCTTCCACAGCTTAATGAACGTACCGCCAACTAAGACCACAGCACTTGAAAGGACTGTAGCTGCACCTGCAATTCGTAAGAATCCAAGAACAAAAGGTTTGATAAAAATAAATGCAGCACCGAATGCTGCTTGCATCCCTTTTGCTCGTCCTATCCCAATAGCCATAGGTGCTAAAAGTAAGGAGATTGCATTAAATAAATATAAAAACATCCCTGCTGATGCAGAAATGCTAGGATTTAATTCATTTAACTTGTTAACAAATTCCCCTACAGCCGTTGCCCCATCTACCACTTTAGCTGCAATTTTCCCCCACAACTCTACAAAAGGACCCAATGCCTCAGCCCAGGTTTTCTTGAAATTTTCTACAGATAAACCAAGAGGCGTTAGGGAATTTTCTAACTCTTTGATTTGTTGAACGGTAGATTCTTTCAATTTTGCTAGCTCAGTTTCTGCTTCTGTTCTAGCTAGAGCATGTTTTTCTTTCCATAGAGCAACATACTTATCTAGTTCTGGACCGGACATTTGAGTAAGAGCTTGAATTTGCCCTGCTGCTTCAGGTCCCATTTTACGAAGCGAAGCAAGTAGGCCCTCATCTATCCCTCTTTTTGCAAGTTTATCAAGATTTGAAGACCAATTTTTCATTACTTCTACTTGACCTTGAAGATTTTTCATTAGTGTTTCAGGCTTTGTTTTTTCAACTTCTGCTTTCTCAAAAAGCCCCCAAGTATCTATAATTTCTTGAGTTCGATCTTCTACTTGTTGATGATATTCAAGTAAGAGCTTTCCTCGCTCTTCAAACACTGATTGGATATCAGGTCCTTTGGCAGCATTAAACATAGCCGCTGTAAAACCAGCCAATACAACACCTAGACCTAACGCTACTTGATTCATACGCATTAAGCCCTGATTGATTAACATGATGCGGTCATTGAGGTCTTTCATGCTGGCATTCCTTCCAAGCATGCTGATAGCGATATTAGCAGCAGTTCCTTGCTTACCCATGTTTTCAAGACGATTGCCAATCCCTAAAAAGAACTTGTCTATTCGCTGAAAATGACTGACTTCAGGAAGAATATCCATCATCTTTTTAGATTGGTTACTCCTTGCATTCATCAAGTCAACAGAACGGATAAATTTATCCTTATAGGCTTCCATAGCAATAGCTGCTTGGTTCGCTGCATCAGATGTATTTATGCCAAGTTCGTTAATCATCCTTTGATAGGCTTGACCGCCTCTAGAAGCTGCATACATCGCTTTATTTACATCAGCCAACTTCTTTTCTACAACACGCATACCAGCTTCATAAGAGCCAAAATCACCAGCATCACGAAGAGCCTCAAGTTTAAGCTTAGATTCTTCTAATTCTCGTTTGAACTGACCAAGACGCTGAGTTGTTTCTTCTGTAGAGATTTTAACGGTACCATTTCTATTAAGCCCTAAAATAGCTAGCTGCGTTTCCTTTGTAGAATCGCCTAAATCTTGAATGATTTTGATTGCAGACTTACCAGATTTCGTAACACTGGTGATTCTCTCTAATCCCACACTGGACTTAACAGCTGCATCTGCTAAATCATCAAGTGACTTCGTGCCTTCTTGAGTCATCTGACGCATTTGGCGACGTGATTCATTGAGTTCTCGTTGAAATGGTTTAAGATGATCAGGTAGATTCTCTAGCTGATTAAAACGAAAGCGTCTTGTGGTAGATTGAAAACTTTCAAATTGACGCTCTGTTTGAGCAAGAGCTTCCCTCATTTCCTCAAAAGGCTGGTCATCTCCAAGTTCATTCAATGTACTACGAACGCGCTCTATTTCCTTTTGCATTTCTTTTAAGCTTTTTTGACTAACTTGACCTGTTGTTTTAAGACCATTTTGAACGCGATTAAGAGACTTTGTAATACGTTGAAAGGTTTTACCTTCGCCTAGTCCCTCGAAGTCTTCTTGGAGCCCAGCTAACGTTTGACGTGTATTCTTTACACTGTTTGTTACCCCAATTAAAGGGTCAAAGCGTTGCATGCGATTCGTAAAACGTCTTCCTTGAGCTTCCATACCTCTAAAGAAACCACCAATGGTTCTCCTCGCCTGTTGATCATCAGCAGTGATTTGAATGTTTGACTGTCCAACTGTAGACATGTTTTACCTCCTTCCCTCTAAACTAAAAAAAGCCTGGATTACCCAGACTTTTTCCACCATGAACCTTTGACAAAGTTCTCTTCTTTTTGAACGATTTGATTTTGTTGAGCTTCCATAGCTTTTTCATACGAGGAAGGAAGAATGTCTTCACTACCTTTACCTTTATTAAACAAGCCATCAACCAACAACATAAGACTGCTTACGCCTTCTGTAATACGAGAACGACTCTCTTCCCATTTCTCCTTTAGGGCTTGCTCATACTTCCTACGAATCCAATCAGGTGTATGCTCTAAAACATATTCCTCGGTGTAATTGTAGTGAGAGGAAACAAACCCTATCTGAGTAATAACTTGATCAATGAAACTTTCCCAGGTTAAGCTGTAGCCTCTTCCTTCTCCTGCTTCTCTTCCGTCTCCTGCTTCTCTTCCGTCTCTGTCTCCGAAGTATTCTCTTCCATGAGCTCCATTGGTGCTTCCGGGAACGCTCTGTCGATTAATTCCTTGAAGTCCGGCAGATCGATATCGAACATTTTCTTCATCAACTGACGGACTAGAGTAAAAGTTTTCTTTAAATCAAGTTTATCACTAAGAACTAATAGGATTTCTAATAAATCATTAGGGTCTAATGCTAAAGATTGTTTGTCTTCCAGCTCTAAAATGATAGAGAAAATACGCATCACTTGTGCTTCTTGAATAGATTCCAGGATAATCGCATATTTCTCAATCAGATCATACGAATCATCAATCAATATTTCACGTGCTTGACTATAAATCTTAGCTCCATCTACACCAAGAAACTTTACGATTTGAATAATTTTCAACATAGAAAGTCTCGGAACGGAAAATTCCGTTCCGTCCGAAAGAGTTACCACACCAAGATTCTTTTCAACGTCTAATGTTTTTAATTTTGCTTCTACACCCATTTATGAGTCCTCCCTTAAATTGCTTGTTCGATTTCGTAATATACGTTTTCTTCTTTTGCTACACCGTCTTCAGGGAAAGCTTGTAACTGGAATGGAAGAACACGTTTACCCTTGTTAAATGCTTGCTCTTTTGAATCTCCTGAAACCTTAGCTTTACGAATAACAGCCATATATAGTGAGCCATCTTTTTTCTGACTAATAAGCGCGTAACGCTTGAATGGAATATCTGTCACTGTTCCGTAACCAATGCGCTTTGATGGTAGTTCTGTAACAGGGAAAACTTGATCAGTAGTTGTATAGGCTTTGCTTACTGCTGTTTCTACATTGACAGTCGTACCATTTACACTAGAGATTTTGATAAGTTCACTTGTACCTAAACGTAACCATCCACCAGCCTTAAATGCTGGATTTGCAGTTGATAATGTGACAATACGAGCGCATGCTGCAAGAGCTCCGCCTAATGCTTGTCCAGTCCCTACTGCTGCTGGTGTTTCGATAATAGAGCCCCCAGCTAATGCCAATTGACGGTTTTCAATGGTATTCTCAGCTAGTTGTGTTTCTAACCCGTGCTCAAAACTAGAAACATCTGTATCTGCTGCTCCCATAACTTGATCTACTTCAAAATCTTCGGTTTCCCATCCACGGGAAATTGAAATACCATCAGTTGTTGCACCTAGGTCCTTCCAACCTGTTTTTAAGGAGAATGGATCTGTTAAATCCATTACATCAGAAATCTTTGTTGGAGCTGCGACACTCATTTCTGCTACAACCAAACGACCTGGACCACCAACAAAATTCTTTGAATCAACTTTATAGATATCATTCATTATTTAGTCACCTCTTCAAATTTCCAAGATTTTGAGTTTAATAATTGATCTGCTACCTCTTCTGAAATATCTGTACCTACAGTAAGAGTTTGACCTTCTACAATATCAAAGGGCTTCCCATCTTTCCTTTCAGGTGGCAAGCGAAAAATAATAGCCCCATTGTTTTTATCAACGGGGCCTTTGCAAATAATCTTTCGTTCAGTGGTTGGTTTTGCTTTTGTTTCATTTTTTTCAGCCAATGAAATAACCTCCTATGCTTCTAAATGTTCTAATCGCATGTAACACCATGCTTCTGGCTTGTCTGTGTCCTCATCTCGCGACGGAATGGGATTTCCTTCCCTTTCACACCACTCAACACGTAAGCCTTGTATAGAGGCTGATTGAGCTTCTAACAAGTTGACACAGTTAATAAGCTTGCTCATTGCTTCTGACTCTTCTGAAGCACGATAAATAAGCTGGATACGACTAAACCCGTTACCCCCAGCACTACGCACCAATAACCCTTCACTAATATTTGATTGAAAGGTATTAGCATCTATATGATAGTCTGTTCGACTTTTATAAAACCGAAGGATAGGAGGAATAGGATCTACATACTTAATCATGAGAACCCCCTATAAATCTAATGTCTTTTGGATTTGAACCTGTGCTACCCTGTCCATTCTTTCGCTAGCACGGTCTAATCCGCGAGCCATAATGTTATATTTTTTTTCAAGGATTTCAGCGTAACTAACACCTGATCCAGTTAACAGGATAGTTGTGTCAGTACCTTCAATGAGCTCGTTTATCACATCATTTTGAGTAGCTTTACGTGAACCCTTTCCGGTTTTGTCCTGGGCTGGAATGTGTGTGAGGTACCCAATGGAGTTAATATACAGGGAGGTATCGATATGATCATCCTCTCGCACAATCTCCTTTGTTTCATCAGCCCACACCATTCCAGCAGCAGTAACAGCATTTCTCCTAGCTTCTTTCAGCTTTTCAGGAGATAACGCTTCTTTGATGGATTCATCAATTTTAAAATCAAACTTAAGATTCTTTTTCGCCACTTCCACCACTCTCCTTTTGAAGTGTGATTTCGTAGTGATGAAGACGTACTCGAGAATAGATAGGCCGTGCCTTTTCAACGGTATAAATACCCTCTAATACTGATCTATCTTTTAAATCTCGAATATCTCTTACTTTTGTATTACTTGGTATTTGTTGATCAGCACCTAAGAACAAGATGTTTTCTGTAATAAAATCCACCCCGTATTGATCCCTCGAGACCCTGCGCGTAATTTGTTCAGCACGACAAGGTACATCTTCAACAGACAACTCACCATAAATAGGTTTTCCATACTCTGTTTCACCTATCTTTTGTCCTGTTAATACAAGCGCACAACGATGAATAAGGTTACGCTCAAACCTCATAGACCATACCCACTTGACGGACCCGAGATAGAAAAGAACGAAATGCCTGTTGGGATATCCTGTTTAAGAGACTGCAAAATTAAATCAAGCTCTTTAATGCCTGTACGCGCGCCTTCATACTCCCTCTCTTTGATGGAGTCCACTGTTTGAACATCCCTCATAGTGTAAGAGTAGGAACCTATCTTTTCTGTTTCGATAGGGCTTAAAGAGCTCTCTTTAATATCAGGGTTATCCTGGTACCAGAGGTACTCAACAAGCAATACGGTAGCTGTACGTAAATCAGCAAGCAGGTCTTCATCTGTTTCACTCTTAAACTTTCGTTGAGCCTCTCGGTGAATCCAAGATGTAGCACGGTCAATGTATCCTTGTATTTGGATGTCAGTAAGAGCAGCAATTTCAGAAAATGAAACGCGCTCTTTGACCTCTTTTACTGTTGCATAAGGCATGTTACTTCACCTCGATAATGAAACCTGCTTCAATACGCTTTAAAAGCTCGCGAGAAGGGTTCTTTGGTAACTCCTTTTCCTGCTCTCCGGCCAATGAAAAAGACCCTTCACTAGTCACCTCAGCGAACTGAGTAGCAGAGTCTTTTAATTTATATTTTTTCTTATTAGCTGCTGCCATGTTATCCCTCCTTATGATCTAGCTGCATCAAGGGTTAAAATCATACGGGCATTTGGGTCAAACGGGATGTAATCAGATGTTTCCGTTGCATATGAACCCTCAACCTGCGTTTTCACATCACGGTCATTTTCCACAGAGAATGGCTTAAATTGATATTTAGCTAGAGCGAATCTAGGATCTACTAATACCATACGGCCATCTGGAATATCTTCAGAAATAAACGGCTGATAATCCAATACATCTGGCATATCCCCATTTTTAAGTTCATTAAGGAAAATAAAGTTTCCATTCGCCTCTTTTTGAGTTGCCCACTTTTCTGCTGTCTTTAAGTTCATTAAGCATTTTGTGTAGTTATAACCGTATTTTTGAAATGCGTATTGTTTTGCATACCAAATATCAGCTAGTGTCCAATCATTCGCAGTTTTCACTCCAAGCGTAGGAGCTGCATCTGTGCCATCTTTAAAATAGCCATTTAATAAACGATGAACAGCTAGTTTTTCTTCAGTGCGGCCAATTTGCACACCACGTTTGCGTAAATGAAGAGAAAGCATATCAAAGCGCATCGCTTTTGCCTCGTCAGTGATTTCAATACCACCACCACGCTTGTAAACGAAAATAGTGTGGTCTGTATCTAATTTGATACTAACAACCGGAATTGGAGCACCCTGACCAATGAAGGCTAGGTCTAGATCATCATTGTCCTTATTTTCTAATGTGTAGTACTGGTAACTCATTTGATCCATACTAATTGTTTGACCAACTAATTGATCAGAACGTCCCCCAGCTAGGAAACCTTCACGAAATCCATCTTCTAATACAGCATTGAACAAAGGTTTTGTATTGTCATTTTGATAAAGAGCGCGAACCTGTTGAGAGTTAATGTCCTCAATTCCTAATGCCCGAACAGCATCTTTTACTGTCACGCCTTGAGAAGCAAGATAAGAACGGAAAGTAGCAGAACTATTTTTATTTAATAATTCCTCAGCTTGGCCAGCAATACGCCCGTCTTTCCCTGCTGAATCTTTCATAGCAGTTCGTAATTCTGATCCATTTTTTAATTCAACGATTTCCCCACGACTATTTTTAATTTTGCCTGTAAATTTCATGCTTTACCCTCCATTAAGGCAGTAGAACTTCTACTGTCTTTTTACTTAAATTAACCAATGCTACGTAAGTACCGTTAGCAGCTGCGGCCTTCTTAACCCCACCGTTTGCATCGGCAACAACTGAATCACCAACAGCGATTGTACCGCTATAAGGAAATTCATTGTTACGGGAGTGCCCGTAATCATAAACGCCAAGAGGTGCATCTTTTGATGTAACAGTATGCTTGGCCACTAGCTGAATAGCATCACCATCAGCACATTTAACTGCATGATAAGCCCCTGTAGTTGCTAATTTAAGTGGTGTTCCTGCTTTTACAGGCTTATCTGCTGTAGCATCCTGCGCAAAAACAGTGAGAGATAATCCATAACTATCTGGTACAATACCGCCTACTTTGTTAAACATTACTTGTCATCTCCTTTATATGATTCTGAAACAATGATATTCTCCTCTGGATCTCCTCCGCCTCGACCACGGTTAGGATCATCAGGGTTTGTTTGACGACCTCCTGTGAAACGTTGTCCTGCCATTTCTTCGTAAGCTTTAATTTCCTCTTTGATATAGTCAAGATCAGCTGAACGAACTAACACGTTTTTATAAGATTCAGCATTGAAACCATCACCTTGAGCACGAGTACGAGCCGCAACAGCTTGGTCAACCAAATCTGATGCATATTGACGACCTTGTTCCGCTTCTACCTTTAATTGCTTAACGCCTTCTACGGTGGCTTGTTCCCCCAACTCATTGCGTATTGCCATATCATCTGGCTGACGAAACTTTTCACCTTCACCTTGCAAAATTTCATAAACACGTGATTTCTCAATCTCATTCTTTTGAAGTGCTGTACGAATTTGCTCAATTAAATTCATGCTTTTGTTATCCTCCCTTTTAGGCATAAAAAAAGCAACGCCATCTTTTCGTTCAAAACGAGTTTGGAAGCGTTGCTCTAATTTCGCTATTTTGTTTTCTTCTAATTCACCTTGTTGGACATAAGCTCTCGCTTTGTCGATGTAAGCACCAGGTGTAGCGCCTTTGTATACAGTCGATACCTCTCTAAGCCTAGCATTTTCAATCCAAGCAAAGGACATTCGACTGTTTTCATCTTCTAGTCCTGGAATATGTGGACATTCCCAATCCCATAAGTCGCGTCCACAAGATCCACAACGATAGGATTCATCTGAAAACCCAACAGACATATCACGTGTAATACCAGCTTTAATAGCTCGTATGGTGTCATCTGTAGACTCACCATTAATTTTTACACCTTTAAGGATGTACCAATCACCGCGCACTGCATTTGCATTGTCGGTATCGTCTTGAATCAACTGACCACCATATGAACGTCCAAAAGGAGCTGTGTAAATATTGTGGTTCCCTAATAAACTCACGCCATTGTTTAAATCAGCAGCATAGTTTCGTAATGTAGTTACAGGGTCCATTCGTGTAAAGTAAGAGTCTAATCTATCATTCGAGCAAACACCTGAGAATGTAAAAATATCATTAGCCGTTACAGGCTCAAGCGTATGACGGTTAATTGCATCTAAATCCAGTTCTTGTTCTTGTGCTACCTGTAATCGTACTGGCAAATGTAAAGTTCCTGTCATTCCTTATTCACCTCCCTCCAATAAATGCTCTTCACCTTCAAGAATACGTTTATACCAGCAACGACAGTTAATGACGTTATCTGCTGAAGCTTTTGAGCTATCACCAGGATGCATTAACGGCTCAAACTCTTCGTTTGCGTTTTGCACGTAAAATGGCTCATCCAATGTTTTTCTCTGCCCATCAGCTTCTCTATGACCATCCCTTGTGCGGTCTTGTTGAGCAGAACGCCATATCTTGCCGATGACCATGCCTGACTGTTTATCTGAATGCCATTGACCAGTACGAGCAGCTCCTACCATTTCAGTGCGAGCGATAGTTCTTGCTCTCCCTTTTGAAAAAGCAAAGTCTTCTCGTAATGCATTAGCTGCTTTTGTTATACTGTATTGACCTTCAAAAGCAACGTCCCATAAAGCCATAATCACACGCTCATCAGTGACACCCTGAATCAATTCGGCATCCCTTTGAGAACGATCAGATAAGGAACGCAAGAAATCATCAGCTGTATCATCAAATACAAGCTCTGTGTCGATTTCCATAATGTTGTACATCCCTGCTATCTTGGCTGATTGTTCCATCCAATCAAAACCTGCTGCATCCCACAATTCCAATTGCTCACCTTCATCTGTTAAAATGTTGGATTTAATCCAATCAATGAATGATTTAGGAACGTCTGAAAGGTCTTTTCGAGTATTGGAATACATAAACCTATGAACATCCATCAAAACACGTGTAGGAGGCGTATCAGCTTCCTCAAGTCTACTGATATATGTTTCTACTTGATTCTGTAACAAACTATAGAAATCATCAGCTGCTTTTGTGGTTAGGATAGCCACTTCAGGTACCCATTCACCTTGCATTTCCTTTACATACTCGTCTTTAGCATCATCAGCGCGTGTTTTTGGTTGACGTTTAACTTGTAGACGTCTTGACCGTGCAATAGCTGGTGATGTTGAAGCAGGCGCTTGCGGTTCAGCAACTGCATCATGACCAACTACCTCATTGGCAGCCTCGTTATTATCAACCCAACCTTGATTCACTCTTGATATCCAAGTGTTCGTCTCAATCTGTTCAGCTTGAGCATCTTGGAAGCGGTCTGTTGTACGCAACTTATTAAAGGTTAAACGAGCTTTACTCTGTTTGCCTTGTACTTGCAGCGCAACATTATAGGCACGCTCTATAACACGCTTAACACCTCGCTGAATGCTTTCAATCCCTGCCACATATATTTGCCATTGAACAGTGCCATGCGTTTCTGTGCTCGTCTCATTTAATCCTAGCAAGATAGGTAACTGTTTTAGCGAAGCAACAAGCTGCTGATTAATGATATTAATAAGAGCTGTAGCGTCCATTGACTTTCCATTCGTACCACCTGTCATTTCTACCTTCACACTATCAGGATGGATAAAGTTATCGTCTGGCTTTAATTTATTAAAAGCAGTTTCAATATCACTAATGTATTTACCAACAAACTGACGTACTGCTTGTTCACCTTGGGAAGCAATGCTTGGAGGAATGTTTTTTAGAATAGATTCCTCAACAATTGAAATATCAAATCTTGCATGACCTTGATTATGGGCCACGGCTTTTAAATCTTTTAATACCTCGGTTTGGAAGAACACAACTTGCAGCACTGGCAAAATAGGAGAACGTCCATAAGGATCTCCAATATCCGGATCAAGAGGCTGATAAAATACCTGCTCTCGATTTAGCACCTTGTATGTACCATCGGACTGTTTTTGTACTAACTGGATTTCACCTGTTTCTTTATCCTTTCGAAAATCTACAGAAGTAGGATCTACTGCGTGAAAATCTACGACATCATTCAAGCCCCCATTCAGTTCAACCTCTAGACAAATAGCTCCCTGGGTAAAAGCAGTTAGATGTAACACATTAATTAACTGATCAGTACCACCGCCATATAAAGCCCCTACACGTTTAGCAAGATCATTAATATAATCTAGCCCCTGCTTGTCATTGGATCCTGTAGGCTTTAAGCATTCAAGCTCATGACCTGTATTGGATAGGCGAAGAAAGTTCCATATAGCCATTGATGCTGTTGGATTTAAATCACGAATGAGCTTCAGACTTTCCATAACGTCTTTATTTCGAAACTCACTACGATGAATCATAATTCCCTCATACCAGGAGAATTGTTTTTCCCATTTCTCTCGCGTTTGTCTGCCACTCTCCAAACGCGAATTAATAGCATGGCTTATATTGTGAAGGTATTTTCTAGTCTTTCTTTTTGTATTCCAGCTTCGATAACGGTCAATAATATTCATTCATTCACCCCCTTCATTTTCCATCCACCAATAGTAGGTAGCATGATATTGCTGTATTCTTGATTAACTCGTAATGGTTCAATTGAATATCGAAGAGCAGCCATTGCATCGTCAAATACCTCAACTGGCTCATCACGATAAAGACCTGATTTCGGGTCCTTCTTCCATTTCCACTGCTGAATTTCTTTGATCGTATTCACACATGAAGGATGAATATGAATCTTTAATCCTTTGAGAATATCAATTTGAGCTTTTACACTACCTTGATTCTTATGAACTGGTATTGCATTGTAGCCAGCGTCTCTCCACATTTTTATACGGTCAGGTTCAGCTGAATCACAATACATCGGTAAGCTTTTGACGACTTGTTTTTTATCAGCAGATTCAATAATTTCGTTTGTATCCATTTGGTGTACATAGATTTCATTGCACACAAAAAGCTCACCGTCTTTAAAAGAAACCGTGAGTAATGCATTTGCATGGTTAAAACCAAAGTCTTGGGCATGGTGCATAGAATCAAATCGTTCAAAAGCAATATCAAAGTCGTGAACAGAGTAATTGGATAAGATAACACCAGCAAGCTCTCCCCACTCCCCTAATCCGTAAATCTTATAACCTTCTGGATCTTGTTCTTTACGTAGCATCATACGTCTGTGATAAGCTTCATCAATGAAACGATTTTCAAGATAAGTACTTGAGTATGTGTAAATATCTTTAGGCTCAATATCGAAATACTTTCGTTTAATCCAATGGTTCGCGCTTACTGGGTTAAAAGAAAAGGTCATTTGATAATACAGATTTCTATTCGGCAATAATCCCCTTAATCGGTCATCAAGGATATCTACGTCTGATTCTTGTAGCTCTGTTGCTTCCTCAATCCATATCCAAGTCAATTTGCCTCGAGAGAAGTTAATGGATTTTACTTTCTCTCGCTCATTAACATCCTTCATTCCACGAAAGATAACTTTATTACCTGTAATTAAACATTCTAATTCCAAGGGGCTTTGTTTAACCTTCCAGTAGCTTTGCCACTTAGCCCCGCAAACACGCTCAACAGCAGCAGTTAATTCAGCAAAGGTTGAATCCTTATTAGAGGCATCTATCTTACGCACAACAAGCAAATTTGCTCCCTTGTTTTTAGGATTCATCAATTTAAGAATGAAGTCTTGAGCGATATTAACTGACTTCCCAGAACCGGCAGACCCTTTAAATAAACGATACCTTTTCCTGGTACCATTTATCTGTTTAAATCCTTTATTAAAGCTGACAACTACCTTAGTCATTGTCCTCACCGTAATCAATAACAATGTTTAAATCCATATCACCTGTGTGCTCAACTTTTTCAAGAAAAGCACCATTGGTTTTAGCAATATATTCAGAAGCCTTTAGACGATCTTTAGGCTCAAGTTTATTGTTGCGAACCATAGAAGTCCAAAATTCTTTTACCTCTCTCATATCAGCAATTCTTTTGCTCTTAATCTCTTTATTACGTTCTTCAACGTATTTTTTTATAGCAGGTTTTAGCAGGTTTTCCTGTCCTATAACTCTAGCAGTTTTCTTACTATATCCTGCTTTAATAGCTGCCTGGGTAGCATTCCCTGTTTCAATATAATAATCAGCAAAGGCCTGTTGTTTTGGTGTTAACTTAGACATTCACACCACCACCTTTCTCATTAATTTACTTATATCCATTTATAAAAAATAAAACCATCCTAAAAGAAAAGATGGTTTTTTACATATGTTTTTGTATTCTAGAAACAATTGTTTTACATAAACTATCTATTTTTTGATTATTAATATTTAGTGATACAACCTTATCATCTATTAAATTTAATAACTCTCTTTCCAATTCTCTCAAATAACTAATGAAATCTTGTAATTCTTTATTGGTTTTTTTGTCAAAAAGAAAAGAATATTTCCTAACTACAGATTCAAATTTTTGCAAATCTTTTAGATAATCAATTCTACACTTTTCTAACTGTTCTGTAGAAAAACCATCTACTAGAAGAGGAACTGTAGCTTTATGCCTTTTTTGATTTATAGATTCAATTTCATCAATCAAAATGAATCCCTTTGCAGTTATCTCATTACCTTTTCGAGTCTTTTTTTGCAAAATATAACTAGTACCACCGGTAAAGACAATGGCAGTTATTGCGCTAGTCAAAACAGACTCCCAATTTACCCCAACCACATCATCACTCCTTCTTTTCAATTATATCGAATACTAAGGAATCATCTAACATTTTTTGTCTTCAAAAAAATAAAAAGGACACCTACGACTCAGCATCCTTTAGTTGTTTATTTAATTTTAGTTATTACTATATGTAAAGCTTTCTTTACTGCTTATCAGTCGTTTAATATTTCATCGTATTTCTTAAGTTGTGATTTCAGATTAGTTATTCTCTTATTAATTTTATTATTACGCTCTTCTAGAAGCCCTTTTGCATACACAAGTCCTTCCATTGCAACCTCAAAAAGTCCTTCTTCAATAATTTTTAAACTTTGTATAGGATACTGCTTAAATTCATCATACCTTGCAGTTTCTACTAAACCTCCACTTTCGATATCATAAACATAGATGTTTGCCCCTTCCCTAGACCTCCCAAGTACAGGGCCTTTTGTAGATATGTGATCCGGTATGCGTGGATTTGCAAAATTATAGTTATTTTGTTTCAACCATACAAATTCTCGATGCATTTTTTCAAGAATACTAATTAAAAAAGCATTTTGTTGTTTTAAAATCTTTTTCTCCTCGTTTTTCATTGCAAGATAGTCGCTTCTTAATTCTGTACAAAATTCAATAATTTCTTCTACTTCATTTTTATTGATTTTGTTATTCATACTATCCCTCCTTGCATATTAATACGACAAAGTGTGACAAATTACCTGTTTGCTCAAAATAAAAAGCACCCTCGAAAGGATGCTCTTTTTTCACAAAATAATTTCGTAAGAGTACAAATCGCTATATCTTCGTTCTAAACCACCAAATTGAATAGGACTATTTAGTTCTTTACCTTTTTGGATTAATTCAAGCAGATTACCTTGTCCAAGAAAGTCTGATTCCTCTTGAATCGGTACTTCTATTACCATACCGTCTTTAAACTTCACCAAGATTTTCACTAGAATCACCCCCTGTCCCAATTATATCGGACAAAAGAGGAAAATTAACACATTTTTTCAAAATAAAAAGCACCCCTGGAGGAGGGTGCTTTTTACACACTTAATATGTTAAAGTTAGCAATGTCCCTCATCATATTCTGAGCTATTTGCTCCATCTTCTAGAGCATATAATTGACATCTTTCTTTAGCCAACTGAGGATATGAAGAATAGTTATGATCTTTTATGAAATGTTTCGCTCCAGTGCTAATATCAATAAAGTAAGTTCTACAGCAGTAATTCCTTTTTTCTTTTCCAATCGACTGTGCACGAGGCATCAGTTTGTCTCTGAGTGGAATTAACCCCAACTTTTGAATGATGTCTTTAACACGTTGATTTCTAAAATCAAAACTAACTCGTTTATTAGTTAGATGAACAGGAATCATAATTTGCTCAGGAAAAGCATGTTCAAAGAAAACAGCTAATTGCATTAGAGGAACGTTCGTTCCTTTCATCTCTAAAAGTACAGTATTGTACTTTAATTTAATATACGGATCCAAGTGACAGGTACAACCATTATCTGTGGGATCATTTCCACAATAGCAACTACACCCTTGAGGACAACATAAACACGAACAACAATTCCTATAATCATACGGATAATACATTTTACTACTCCCTTAATTGTTTTTCGCATGTTATTCTACAAAGTTAATTAAAGTGCTTAATCTATTTATTAGTATTAAAATTTACCTTCCTAAAGGTCACATAAGAAAAAAGCAATTCCTGTCCTACTTCTAGAAGTATATTTCACTCATAATTTTTCTAACATGAAATAAATTCGACCTAAATTAACCTTGAATGATTAACTTAAGTTGAATTTCTCCAAATAAAAAAGCACCCTCGAAAGGATGCTTCTGTTGGTTTATTAGAAATTTAAAATTTTATAGATATCTAATATTTTCTCTTTAAATTTGGATGACCAAGTATGACTTGTATCTGACTTACTATTTAATTCTATAGCGTTGCCATCCTTAAAATTAATTTTTAATTGAGCTTCATAATAATCAATTGTTGTCAGTTCACAACTAGAAATTTCTTTTGTCTTCCAAGTTGTGATTCTTGAAGAATTTCCAACTTCAATCATAGTCACTGTAAATTTTGTAACGAAGAATAAATTTAATTCTTTCTGATTAAAAATCCCTTGCGGATAAAAAATATCATGGTCTTTAACAGGATCTAATTTTTGTATAAAAGGCAGCAAGTCTTCAAATATATCTCTACCTGGCTCACCATTTATTTTTAACTTCCAATAGGCATCTTGAAAAAGTTTAAAATCCATTTCCATTCTTTTCACCTCCCCGTCCTAATTATATCAATAATTAGTAGGAAATACCTTTTTATTGTCGAATATTGTAATAAAAATAAGGAGGTGAAACTAATGTCGAGCGCATGGACTCATAACAATAATGTAAACACCTTAATTGTGACTGTAGATGAAAAAGAATATCTTGTTTATTACAACACTGTAGGTTCAGTGATTCCAAAGCTTGTTGAAGAAATTCACACAGGTAAAAGAATTACATATAAAGATGTACATGAAGAAATCTCTTCTATCCCTAACGATATGAAATTAGAGGAGATAACAAAATATATGATTTCAAAATTACAAGAGATGTAATAAAATAAACTTTAAAACTAAAGCAGGGAATCTAATCTCGAAGTGCCATTCTTGCTTTAGTTTTTCCTAATGAACATTTTTCGTTAATACCATAATAGCACCCTTAAAACGAAATAACCTTTCGTCTTTCCCTCACAATCCTCTCACATTTCTCACATAAATAAAAAAGCATCCTTTAACTAGGATGCCTTTTCATTAAAACGTTCTGATTAATTCTCTTAATTCAGTAGCAGCACTATCTACGCCTTCAGTATAACGCTCTCTTTCTAAATCTGATTCACCTAAGAATGAATATCTGTCAAGAAATCCTTCGATTGCATCACGATTTTCAGCATTTGCTTCTTTGTAATATGGAGATACAGATGCAATTAATACAGTAAATGCATTACCTATACGATCAATATAGTCTGCGTCAATAACTCCATGAAGTGCTCCACGCCCTTGTACAGACAAAGCACTTCTTGCCGCCATTTCTAGTCTCATTGAAACTTGGTGATTAGCCATTGCCATTTTCTTCACCTCCCGTCCTAATTATATCGGAAGGAAAGAAATATTTAACACATTTCTCTGTTTTTAGAAAAAATAAAGGACACTGACGAATCAGTACCCTCTTTGAAATAGTTAGTTATGTTTGTCGTTATATTCTTTAACGCCGTCAATCGCGTAAAGAATTGCTTTCTCTCTGTCATCATCTATAGAAAATGAAGCATATGAAGAAGCAGCATCAACTTGGGTAGCTGTAGCCATCCAAGATTCCTCTTGTTTCCATACATCGATTGCGTAAGCACCATGTTCAAGCGTGTATATTAAACGCTCTGGTTTATAAATCAGCATGAATTTCACCCCCTGTCCCAATTATATAAGACAAAGGATATATTTAACATATTTTCTTAAAGTAAAATAGCACCTCACAGGGAGAGGTGCTATTTCTCGAAAGAAAAGTCAAAAGTGTAACAGATAGCAGATTTGAATGGATCAGCTTATGGGTATTGTTTATATTTTCTTGCATCTTATACACGTTTTAATAGCAAAAAAATAAAAAACACCCCTGGAGAAGGGTGCTTTTTATGAAATACATACTACACACAAAGGTAATGAGACGTCAGTCGAAGGAGATAGCAATCTCCTTCTCCATTATTACTTTTTTCCGTAATTTTATACCTTACAAAAATAAAAAACACCCTGCACAGAAGGATGTTTTTTATCAACTTAATTTTGAAAGGAGAAACGATTTGTCAGCAAAGGGAGTCGCCGACCATTTATAGTTTGTGCTCCTCGACTATTTCTTATACTAAATATTTTTAGCACCACCTTATGCTAATTGCTTAATTAAATTAAACCCGTCCTTTATCAATCACCCGGGAGGCGGCCAGGATTGTAGTAACGGTTGCTGTACGTAAAACGACAGACAGTAGTTTCGTGAAGGACTTGCACACTTCACTACCCCGTGGCTATCGTACGCAATACAGCTAGACTCCAATTGTTCCCCCGTAATTTCAGCCGGCAATCTTCATAGTCATTCGATACACCCGAGTACGTCTTGATAAGGGAAAGGCGCTTCTCCCACAAGCAATTTGCTATTGCTTATAAGAAAATCTTACCTTTCATAGAAAAATAAAAAGGCCCCCAAAATGGACCCTTTTTTCTCTGGATTTTGTCGGGTTTTTGTCGGAAAAATTTCTGGGGAATTAGATGATACCTAGCGAAGTAGCAATGTTTAAAATGGCAGCACCTTTCTTCTCATAATACTTTTCTTTTTTTAGCCCTAAATCCATATAGATATTAATATCCTTTGTCTGCTTTGATTCCAGGTACTTGATCTGGATAATTTCGCGCTCAATCTCATCTAGTGAATGTTGAAGAGCGCGTTCAATTTGCTTCACTTTTAATTCAGCTAGGTTATCCTCTTTTCGAAGAAAAGGAAACAGACCGACCACGCCTGCTTCCTCTCTCTCTTTTTTATTTGCCAGCTGTACCTTTAATGCTCTATAGTTCTTTAATTCTCTTATAACCGTTTGACGAACTAGCTTTTCATCCACTGGCTCAAGTAACGTTAATTGCTCTGCTCCCATCATTTAGCCTCCTTTTTAACTGGCTTATCTACTACAACTCCATATCCTTTTACACAGCGTTGGAACATACATAAACTGTTTTACTGCCACACACACTGTTTACAATAATCCTTCTTCACTTTAACTTTCACTGTTATGACCCCCTTATAAAATAAAAAGGAGGGCACTAATCAAAACACAGTTATCTGTGTCAAGGTTAGTGTCCTCCAGTGAGCTGGTAGAACTATATAATCTCTAAATCATTAATTGAAAGTTCAATAATTTCATTGTTTAACATTTTGATGAAGGAATTAACTGCTATTCTCTCACTACCTGTTCCATCTCTCATATATTCCAGGTCGTCTGGATCATCAAAATCATAAACTGGACTTTTATCTACTATCGTAAACTCTACTTCGTATTCAATACTACAGTTTATTTCAACGATATTAGTTTCAATATCTTTCGAAGCATCTAAAATAATGATATCATCAATTCTACCGTAAGAATCCTCTCCCCATCCTGAGAAATACTCACCTTCAAATTGGTTATTCGATAAGAAATACTCAATTTCATTATCTATTTTCGTGCTCTTACCTGCAAACTCTTCAATTATTCTAATAGCTTTTTCTTCTTCTAACTCAAAGCTATCAATTAAATAATCGTGAAGGTTATCTTCTTCCATTTTAAAAAACTCTTCTGTATCTTTATAAATTACTAATTGTGGAGCCTCATCTTGCAGGTTTCCATGTAATGTATGAGGAACATCCTCTAAAGGATTTCCTTCTTTAGCAAAATCTTTAATATTCCTAGTTAAAAAGAATATTCTTTCCTCTATTTCATCAAATTCATTATTATAGAAATCTACAATTGTTTCCCATATGATAGCATCTTGAAATGAAGGTTTGTTTATATCAAAAGGTTTTTCATTATCAAAATATTTATCAATAATTTTAGATGAAAAGTCATTAGTGTGCTTTATTACCTTAATATAATTATCTTCAATCAGCTTATCCAAGAACGACTTGTACATCTCAGTATAGTCCTTTGGCTTTTTAATATGGTCAATTAATAAATCCCCTGAGTGCTTAGAAAACTCAGCATTCGCTGATTTCATATTTTTAATAATGGGAGATATTTGATCTTTAAACTTTTTTAAAATTTCACGATAATTAGTATAAGTAAGATATAGTTTAACATCTCCTCTACTGGCATATTTAAGTAATTTGGTATTATCTTTAGAACTAAATTGGAAATTAGACACAAACAAATTTGTATCTAAAAATACGTGATACACTAAAATTCCTCTCCTTCATCAAACTTAACGCGCTTCACCTTTCCTTGATGAGTGATAATTTTTGTCTCACCATGATGCGGTAATTCCGTTAATTTAGCTTGTCCATCGCATACAACTATGGCAAAGCTACCTTTTTGCTTCATTATATCAATTTCTAATTTCATTGTATCTACATTAATTTTAATTTTTTGAAGTCTCACCAGAAAATACCTCCTCATGTTATAATTTCATTAGATTTACTGGGAAGAGATTCCTGGTTCAATTTCACAAGAGGTAGTGTATAATGAGACTACCTTGTAACAAATTCTTTTTTATCACACAGATGCTCCTGGCAGAGCGTCTTTTTTATGTTCTAAATACTAAATACCTAGAATAAAATTTGTAGAATCCGCTTATAGCACCACGAAGATGCTCTTGTCTCCATAGAGCGTCTTTTTTATTTATTTCTAAGTGGGGCCAACCGAAAGCTAAGTCGTTATAAGTCACAAGTGTAACTGTGGCGTTAGAATTGAAGCGTTCGGTGACCCTATTAGGCTGTGTGTAATAAGACCGCCTTTTACACATTTACCGCACTTTCAACCTTTACCGACTTCAAAGCCTCAAAGATATCCTCTTTTACGCCTGCTACATGCTTTTTTAATTCATCAAGACTAATTGCATCACTACCTTTGATTTCCTTCTCTATGAGAGCATTAAAAGCTCCATCAAGAGTGTTGTAATAACCAATTTGTTTGAAAGCTTCTTCTTCAGTAACATTGCCTTCCTTATCCTTTTTGAAATACTTTTTATTTAAGATGATGTTAAGTGCATCTGATGTGATTTTATAATTTTGACCAACCATGATTTCCATTGTTATATCCTCCTCGATAACTGTTTTCTTAGTGCCGGCGATTTACCTCATTCTTTTCAAAATGAGCTACCGCGATAATCTTTTTCCTATTATAAAATTCAAATATTTAACATTAATAGATCAATGAGATAATCTTTTCATTTTTTTGAAACCATTCCATAAATTGTTCGTATATAATGTAATTCTTAATACATAAATAAGGAGTAACATAATGAATAGACGAACTAAGAATAAACGATCATATGGATGTTTTATAAGTTTCATGGTTTTATATATTGTAGTAGGTTTAATATACATTACAATTACCAACTTATAACAAAGGGTATGTCGAAACCTTTTGCCTTCTAATGATCTCTTACCTTGCAAACCATTTCCTTATACATAGTGGTTATCGCAGGGTTTCCTCCTCCTCTCTTAATCGCTTATTTTCATTTTTTAATTTAGATATTTCACCTTTCAGATACGATACTTCTCTGTTTGAATTCCCTAATGGCTTCTTCACCGATATATTTAATGATTGGAACAGTCGCTTTAACTTTGGAACACTAACTGTTTGTTGATGATCAAATACTTTTTGCAACTCAGCCTGTGCATCCTTATATTTCACGTTTATCCCTCCATTATAAGGAGCCAGAGCCCCTTACTATTTAAGCTGCACCCGTTTCTTTATCATCGTCAGACTCTTCAATCTTCTCTTTTGATGCTTCTTCACGGACTGAAAGGTCTAACTCTTCTTTCACTTCTTTTTTAGCTTCAGCAGGCTTTTCAATTTGCTCCTCCTGGCTATCTTTCCATTCCTTCCACTTCTCAGCTAAAGGAGCAACCTTAGCTCGGTACTGATCCACTAACTCAACAATAATTCCAGAGGAGATATTTAATTCATTTGCAATCTTCATATACGTTTCACCGTCATTTTTCCGTTTAATGACTTGAGGAATATCATAAGCAAATTCCGTTTCAAATTGTGGAGCAAGACCACTTGAGATAAACTCATCAACCACTGCCAACTCAATTTCCTGTTTTTCTTCTATTGTTTTCACTTTTTCTTTAGGAAGACCAAGGTTAGCTTCAAGCTGCTCTGCTTCTGGCTCCACTTCAGATACAATACCTTTGTTGTCCACTTTATATGTTGTAACAGGCTCATTTGTCTGAGCGTTTAATATGATATTAAAGTTAACCACTTGAGACTCGATAGCGCATTGTACCGTGCAACCAATCATTTTTGCTAATGTATCAAGCTTTCCATCTAAACCAGAATCACCGATTTCAAGAACGATTTCCTTTTTACCATCTGCTTTAAGATTTACCTTTTTCACCACTGGGTTGAATTCTGCATATGACATAATTAATTACCTCCTAGAATTTTAGTTTGATAGTAAAGACATTTGTTCTTGCTGCACCTCAAGCATTTGTACAGCTACTTCAATACGAGGTGTTTCGGAATAAAATTTACTTACATGCAAATCAACAATCTGACTGTCATCATTCCAAATGACTTTATTTAAAGCATCTTTAATGCCTTTTACATAGTTATCAACGTCTGGCTTACTGATAGGACGCAATATGCCTTGCTCAGCTTCAAGCTTTTTCTTTTTGCTGAAAGACTTAAGAGTTGGTTTGAACACTTTCACGTCAAGTTGTAAGGGACCTGAAAGTAATTGATCCGGCTTATATTCAGAAGCAACTAGCTTCACATACTGTTTGAAATCCTTTGATTTCTTTGGATCGTACATTTTAACGAATCCGCCTCGAGTACTTGCTCTTGGGCGTCCCTGAGCGACTGGCTCTCCGTATACCGTGAATTCAATCATTTCATCATTCCCCTTTTCCTAATTGCTTGCCGAACCTGGATTTAACTTGAATATGAACTTGCTCCAATTCCGTTAGGCTCAATTCATATAATTGTCTGCCGTTAGATGATTTAAAGTAGCCGTATCGCATCAATTCATTAATCAAGTAATCTTGACGTTGGCGAACATATTTAGCTAGCAGTGCCATTTCCTCTCACCTCACTATTTAAATATTCATCAAACATTAAAATTCCAGCTACACCTTCAGCAGTACTGAAAGCTCCTGAAAATTGTGCTGCAAATACATGCGGGTCCATTACTTCACCAGTTTGTTGAAAGTGTCTTTTCATTAAATAAAACACATCGTATTTATCCAATTAACTCAGCCTCCATCTTGGCCTCTAGCTGTCGTGACAAGTTGAGGAACTGGCCATATTCTTTTCTGAATAATGTTTGTACCGTACCTACTGGACCATTACGCTGCTTTCCTAAGATGATTTCTGTAATGCCTGGATTTTCTGAATCCTTGTTGTAGTAATCATCCCGATATAAAAAACTAATAACGTCTGCATCCTGTTCAATACTTCCTGATTCACGAATGTCAGACATCATTGGTCGTTTATCCTGACGCTGTTCCACTCCCCTAGAAAGCTGTGATAAAGCAATGACAGGTATATTAACTTCACGTGCAATTTTCTTTAACATGCCTGAGATATGACCGATTTCTAAGTCTTTGCGTTCAAACTTCCCGATAGATGAAATGAGCTGCAGATAATCAATAATGACTAAATGTTTTTTATCTGGATGTTCCTTGAATGATTCCTTTATTTTTGAACGAATATCATAAACTGTTTGAGTAGGTTCATCATGAATATTGATATCCCACTTTTCGTAGTGACCAATTGCATTCGCCATATTTTCATGATCTTCATTCGTGAATTCTTCAAATGGATTTGACCATTTCTTTCCGTTTACTCGGCCAAGCCCGGACAACATACGCTTAACTAGCTGTGTATCAGACATCTCAAGTGAAAAGATATCGGACACGCCACCTTTTTCACAATTTGCCTGGGCTAAACTTAAAGCGAAAGCAGTCTTACCCATTGAAGGTCTTGCAGCCACAATGATTAAATCTCCACCTTGCCATCCACCTGTCATGCGATTCAAGTCATCTAAACCAGTGTCTATGCCTGTGAGTCCTTGTGTTGGAGTACTCATATCAGAGAAGATATCTGCTAAAACATCACTTTTCGTACGATTCTTTTTTCGTTTGATATCCTGTAATTCACCTAATGACTGAAGAATGTTTGGTACCTCTTCTTCAGTTGTGATAGTTGCTAATTTGGCTCCTAATTTCCGTGCTTCCCTGACTCGATAAGATTCTAGAATCATTTGCTCATAGGTTTTAAAGTTCGCTGTAGACGGAACAGCATTGGTTAAATCGCTTAGATAGGAAACCCCACCTACTTGCTCAATAGCTTCTCCTAGCTGTGTTACGACCGTTACCATATCTACTTGTTTATTCGCTTCCTGAACCTCTCTCATAGCCTTGAAAATGGTTTTATGGGATGGTTTTGAAAACTGCTGTGCTTGTAAAATTGCTTCGTCTAACAAATCCGATTCAAGAAAGATTGAACCTAAAACAGCTTGTTCTGCTTCGATATTTTCTACCCCTAATTGATACTCCACGTTTTCACCCTCACTTCCTTAAAAAGGAACCGTACTTTTTCTGTAATTCTGGCGACAAGTGATCAACAAATGTTTTGTGATTACCTGCTCTTTTCTCTTGCTTGACCTGTTCTCTCCATTGAGACTGCTCGTCCAAGAACTCATTATTTGTTTGCACCTTAACCGAAACTTCCGCAATGGTTGGTGGAAACTTTTCACGTAGAATATGTTGGTTCACTCGTTCTAAAACTGGCTTATATGGCATTTGCATTAGATGCGAAGACCAAACCTCAATTCGTCGCTCTCCGATTTCACCAGTCAAATCAAACTGTGTGTAGGAAGCAGCTATTCTTTGCAGAATGTCTAGTGCTTCATGTATTTCCATCTTGTGTACCTCCTAACTTGACCCCATGCTTTTGAGCAAACCTTGCTAGTGCATCGATGCTGTTTTCCTTTTTCGGTTTTGGAAAAGGCGTAACATTCGTTTTAGGCTGCTGCAGCTTTTGCTGTTGAGTTTTAATAGCTTCCTCATAGTATTTAAAGGCTCTAATCGTTCGACCGTTATTCCTTTTGATATAGTACTCATAAATCGTATCCATCCACTCTAGAATCGTTTCTAATGGAATACCTAGGCTTAATACTTCATTAATTGATTGAGCGTCTGAGGCGCTGATAACTAAGCCTGCTGCTCTTTGTTGAATGAACTTATTTTCTATTTGATCAAAAGCAGGAACGTTGGTTTCTTCAGGTGGATATGTGGTACCTACTTTCTCTTGGCTGCGTTCAATACCGTTATCTGAATCCTGGTATTTACAGTAGTTAACGATAGTAAATAACGTTCCATATTCTGTTTCATCTACTGTGACCATGTTCTTTTTAACGAGTTTATCCACAGAACGTTTTATCGTACTTCGGTTCAATGTAGCCGTTCCACGCCCTTGTGTATAAGCTAAATCCTCTACTAACTTGGAGTAAGACCTTATGTATTGTCCTTTATTTACCCCGATGCCGTTAATCTTTACTCCGTCCTGATGACTTGCTTGTAAGAGCAAATAAGTGAAGAGTCTAAAACTTGTAACGTCATACCAGATATCATTTTCTAAAATTTTGCGATGGTACTTCACCCAGCCTTCCAAAACAACGTCCTCCTTCCTACTTATTTCTTAATGCAAATTACATAGTATTTTTCAATCCGCACCATTTTCAGATGCGGATGATACGGATTAAGAAAGCCTTGAATATAACCTTCATACTGTTCTTTGTTCTTTGCTAAAAATTTGTAACAATGAGGGAATGCTATGCGTTCTTCTCTCATTTATCAAAAGGTAAATCCTCATCTTTGATATCGATTTCCTCTCCTCCAAAGTCAAAGACGCTTGGCTTTTCTCCTGGTACTTCTTGCTGAGATTGGTTGTTTTCCATATCTTCCTCAACCTGATATTCAGCATCAATAAATCCATCACCAAATTGTCCTTCCTTGACCTTGCTAACGGAACTATCGTATTGTAAGCCTTCCATAACTGTTCTTGTCTCTTGCTGTTCAATTGAGATAGGAGCCGTTTTTAAAAGCTTGATAAGAACTGTTTTCTTAGCCATTTCAGTAAAGTGGTCTTTCCAAGGCCCAAACACATTTCCGTTCTTTTGGCTTTTTGTAAAACGATCTCTATGCTTTTCTACTTGCTTACGACTCATTACAATAAAGTCAAAAGCTCCATCTTTTAATTTGTACACTGCATAAAAATGAGTGATTTTACTTTCATCTTCTTCACCGATAGGCTTATGCTTTAAATCTTTGTCTAAACCATAGCTGTATTCGAACTCGTCACCTTCATACACCTCATGAGCGTATACGCTTGTGATTTCACCTGTACGTCTAGCTAAATCAATAAGACCTCGATACCCTAATTGAAATTGGGCTTCCATACGTTTTGTTGATCCATTGAAAAAAGGAACGATGTAAGCATGTCCTAATAGATTAGGTTCAACGCCAAGTACTGAACAGTTAACGACAGCCCCTACAATTGATTCTGGAGAGCATTCCATTAATTTAGGGTTACGACTCGCTGCATTCATTCCGATACGTATTAAACGTTCAGGAGTAACGTGTTTAGGCGCAATAGAAGTGATTGCTTTAAATTGTTGCTTAAACATTGTAGCTAGCTGACCTTGAAAACCTGTGTCCTCCGTTTTTGCTACGCTGTTTTTTCGTTGCGCTAATTGATTTTTAACTGAATTGTTAGTTGCCAATTTTATGTCCTCCTTATTTAATTCCGAATCTACGAGATAACGAACTTGAAGCTACTTCTTCATAAACCTCTGGATATTTTTCTTTTAATAACTTGGAGTTAACACGTGAGCTACTAATGGTTTTCCAAGTAACTAAACGATCACTTGCATATGCTGCTTCGCGTTCTCCCAGTAATGATTTCAATTTATTTTCAGCCTCTTTACGACGTTCAGAAGCTTCTTTTTCTTCTAATTTTGCTTGTTCATAGTTTGAAATTAAGTCAGATGCTTCAGGAGCTAATTCAACAGGCTCTAAGCTACCATCCCCTTCTGGATACATTGCTTTCAATAAATTAGTTGAAGCTTCCGAACCATCAAATGCAGGAGGGTTTTTCTTAAGAACGTGATTGTTCCAAAAATCAGATTCAATCTCAATCAGGTAGTTAATAATTTCTTCATCACGCTCTATTTTTTTATGAACAAATTTATTTCCACCGATTAAGACAGCAATCCACCATGCTTCATAGCCAGTGACAGCCATGTAGTGCTGACACTGAATCAAGTATTGAGCTGGAATTTCTTCCTCTTCCCAATCACCTTTCAAATATTCACTAGCTGTTTTACATTCCAGTCCTTCCTTTTTGCCAATGATTAAACGATCTACATTAGCTAGCATGAAGCTATGTTTTGGATGTTGAAGTATCGCTTGACGTTTTCGAACTTTTAAACCTGTTCGCTTGGAAAATTCTTGTGCCACGACATCTTCAAGAACATGCCCGAAATATGCTGCTTCGCTGCTACTACTTTCAGAAGGTGATTCGCCAATCTTATCAAGATAAACTCCAATTGGTGATTTCCATTTACTTAATCCAGCAATGGCACCAGCATCTGATCCGCCAATGCCTTTTTGTCGATGTTCCAACCATTCAGCTTCACTCATATTGGATGTAGGTATTAAGATTTCAGCTTGCATTGATATCACCATCCATTTGCTTTTTATAAAGTTTTTTAATAAACTGTAAGTACCTTAAAATTCTTTAACATTTAAAGTCTGCACCTGATCCGTGCAGGCTTTTTTACTCTGCTGTTGTAAATTTGAAGCCATACTCTTCTTCCAAGTACTTTTCCAAATCTTCTTTCAAGACCACTTCACCGGTGTTATCATCCGTTACGATTTCATCACCTATAAGAATTTCAGTTCCGAAATAATCAACTCCAGCATGTTCAGATTGAGCCACCATATTTACATAGCCTGTACGATTTACTTGAGTGATTTCAGGATGTTCTACATGCATGTTATTCACCTACTTTCTGATGCTATCTGTTCGCATCGTCATGACCAGGAAAATGAGTTGTGCCTTTACGGTTAAGGACCGATAAATAAAGGATTTTCCTGCCCATGACGACAAGAACAATGCTTGTCGCCCACCTATGTAATGTGGTATAATTTACTTACAATCTAGCAATTCGAAAGGAACAGTTAGCTATTCGCATTAGCTAGCTGTTTTTTTATTTGCCCACATATTTTGCCGAATTCTACGTTCAATATCTAGCAGTAAAACGGGTTTCCCCTTCAAAGTTTTACACCACTTACTCACCTCGCTAGCTTTCATTATTGGTAGCTTATACATAGCTTATCTCCTCCTTAAATTTGAGGTAACGTGGTACGATATCAACATCAAACCCTTTGCTTTTCATATCTGCTACAATCCGTTCTACTCGACTTAGTGGCTGCTTTTGGATCTTCCTAGCTGCAAGTAATGCGTCAAATGCCTCTTCCTGTAACTCCTGCATATCTGCGTTTAAATCGATTGATTCAATGACTGCCCATCCAGCCTCTTCTAAATCCCCTGCTCGCTCGTAGATGCTTAAAGCTTGTACACTCACTTAACTAACCCCCTTGATCTAAAGGTCATTTCCAGCTGCTGATCAATTTGTTTTAAAGAAAAACCGTACCTTTCACAAACAACAGCGAGTAGATTGAATTCAGCTGCAAGCTTTTCTGAATACTCTTTTATGAACTGCCTAACCTCTTCGCATTCAATCTCATTAGCGAACTCAGGAGGTATGTGCCAGAAATCTTTTCTCCAGTACTCTTCTGCTTCTTTTCGCTCCTTTTCAACAAGCATTCGCATTGAAGCAATATCCCTGTGTATTCGATCTCCGTTCATGTAAGGAGTTAATGAAATTCCTGCAGTTTCTTTCATCGTACCAATGTAGTACTTGAAACTATCGATGCCTCTTGCTATAAGAGGTTTTGCTTCTTTTGCAATTACACGACTTCCGTTTGCCCACTTGGAAATAGTTGATTGATCATAGCCAATTTCATTTGCAAATTCTTCCTGTGTCTTCCCCTGTTCCTTCAACATTTCTCCCAGGTTTGCTTTATTTTTCATAACTACCTCTCCCTGTCATATTCAATTGTAAGTTTCTGATATTGTAGCCATATTTCGTTCCTATTTTTATGACTGGCTTCATGTTACCCTTATACTAGAGACCTTTTATTACATAACGTTTTTGTTGAAGAACTCAGTATTTTCTTCCACCCATTCTGTGTTACGTTCGATCCAAATTTTTAACATATGAGTGGTTATCTTTAAACCTCCCAAAGCTTTGGTTTTCGGGAAGCCTTGGCGTCTGGTTAGGATATAAACTTGACTTTCGCTGATTCCTAAGAATTCAGCTGTTTGTTTAACAGACATAAGTGGCGGACAATTATTCCAAACATCATGTGCTGAACTAGCTGCATCCAAGCTTTTAGTTAAGCGTTGTTCTAGATGTTCTAGTCGTTCCATAATCGGCGCCATGTCGATGGAGACATTGATTGAATTATCCATTTGCGAATACCACCTTTTCGTTTAATTGATTTAATAGATTCTCGAAACAAATGAAAACTTAACCCTAAAACGAATATGTTGAATGTTGTAACTGCGAACCAAGTTTTAAATACTTGTGGCCAATCCATAGGTAATCAGCTCCTGTCATAGAGGTTAATTAGTTCTCGAATCGAGAACTTTTTCTTCAAAAAAAAGCGCATTTATATCAACACCAAGAACATTTGCAACTATCGGAAGCTTATCACTGCTTAATTTTTTCTTTCCCGATTCGATTTCACTGATTATACCAGCATGTTTATAACCAATTTTTCTAGCAAATGTATCCTGTGTCATGCCTTTTTTTAAACGTAATTGTTTAATTCTTGAACCAAGTAAATCTTTCAATTCATCACCCCCAAGTTTCTCATTTCGTGAACTTGATAATTTGATTATATATTCTCGTTTCGAGAATGTAAAGTGTTTATTTCTCTTTTCGAGAAGTTTTTTTCTCGAAAAGAGAAATCATGATAATATAGTGCTTAGAAAACAATGAAGTAGGAGCGATATTATGGATTTCGGAGACAGGCTAAAATTGTGTCGAGAAAAGAAAGGTTTTACTCAAAAATTTATCGCTGAAAAAGTTGGGATTAAAAATAACACCTTATCCAGTTATGAGGCTAATAAACGTCAGCCTGACTATGATACTTTAAAGGCTCTGGCTGATTTATACGAAGTTTCAATAGATTATTTGTTAACAGGAGACGAATACCGCATATCTAGCAATGAAATGTGGAAAGAACTTCTCGATCCTAAAACAGAATTGTTCTTCAAGGACTTAAAAAGTGCTCCTGAAGAAAAGATTGAAGAGTTGATTCGTTTTTGGGAATTTATTAAAGAACGTGATAAATAATTTCTTATTGACTAAAAGAAATTATTTATCACGCGCGCATATAATCATCTTCTTTAATTCTTTAATTATTGTTTTAGTTGCGTCTTTGTTGCGTAAACGTTGCACTAACTGTTGCATTAACTATTAAGAGTCCCTTAAAAAAGCTTTTATATTAAGGTTTGTAGCGATTGATATGTGTTGCGTTAACAGTTGCTTATACGAGAAGTTAATGAAAAGTTAAATATGTTTATTTACATACTAATGAGGTATATGACACGTATATAGTGCGTGTCTTTTCTTTCAATCAATAAAGGGAATTTTTACTATTTCCAACCATCTAATTGAGCACTTTGTTTTTCGGAGGATAACTAATGAACTACCAAACATCTTTGTTAGAAGACTGGATTTACCAATTTTATAAGCAGATTGGTGTCTATTCCCCTGACCAACTAGACTTTCCAGTAATTGCAGATTGTTTGGGGATACAACTAGAGTTTTGGGAGGTGTCAAGCCGTCTCTATAGAGGAACAATGATTATTGACAGTAGACTTACACCCCAAGAACAATGGCAGGATTTTGCCCATGAAATCTGTCATAAACTTCGCCACTACGGTAATCACATGACCATGCCAGAAATGTTTTTAGAACTTCAAGAGTTTCAAGCAAATCATTTTGCGCTGCATTTTTGTGTACCTACTTTTATGTTAAAAAATCTAAATTTTCAAAAGTCACGCAAAGAAACAATTTATTTAATTGCTATTACTTTTGGTGTAACATACGAATTTGCTGAAAAGAGATTAGTTATTTACGAGAATAGGATACTTTCCCAAAAATGTTTAAGCAATGTCTAATTCCATTATCATTTTGAGCTAACTTATGTACTTAATAAGTGGATTTTACTTGAGGAGGAAAAAGCATATGTCTACTAAATACACGAAATTAAATTCTCGATTTGGAATTATTGAATATCCTGTCAGTTTAGATGAAATGAAAGAAATAATCCTTGAGCTTCCAAAAACCGAGCGGAAATTTTATGAAATTGCTCTTCAACCTCTCAAAGTATTCATGAAGAAAGATGAGCAAATCCTCTTGTTTACTATAGCTGATGCAAAACTAACAAAGACCGGATTTATGGTAATCACAGATAAAAAGATATATCTTATTTCTTTAAAAGGTGGATTTTTGGGAGGGGCAGACATCGAGCCAATTAAGTACGAAGACATTAAGAACGTAGACTTTGATATTACACCTAATCCATTTGGGAAAGCTCAAATAGAATTGGGTGTCCTCTACTTAGAAATAAAGGCTCTTTTTGGGGGAGTTAAAAAGCGTACAATACGCAATATACCTGAAGAAAAAATTGACAAAGTTGTAAAGTTAGTGCGTACACAAGTGAATAGTCATACTAAATAACTTTTGAATGCAATATAAACGTTTTTTAAACCGTTTTGAATCAATTATATTTTATTAATACAGGAGGAATATTAATGAAAAAATATCTGGCAATACTTCTTATTTTAGTATTCTCACTATCTTTTACAACTTACGGATCAACTGCTTCAGCTGCTGGTGAAGATAAACTTAAAGCTGAAGTAACAAAAGTTAAAAAGAAGATTGAAGATGGTAAATTAGTTGTTAAGGGAGATACTAACCTTCCTAAAAAAACAAAATTACTTATTACCCTTACCAATAATAAGTTTGATTACAGTGAACAAGTAAAAGTGAATACAAAATCGTTTGGTAAATTCAAATCAAAAGAATTTGCTGATGGTAAAAAAGCTCTTTTTTCAGGCAATTATACTTTGACAATTCAAACTCTGCCAGCCGCTAAACAATCTGAAAAAGTCCAAAAGAAAATTGGAGAAAATGGGACTCTTTTAACTGGTGATCTAATCAAGAAGTTAGATAAGGGCGGAAAGATTGTAGAATATGTTGAATCGAATGTGAAAATTAAATCAGATAGAAAATTCAAAGGTAAAAGTGCTAATCTTTCTACCTGTAAAAAGAAAACTGCTGATTTAGAATTAAAAATAAAAAAACTTGAAAAAGAAAAAGCTGAGTTAAAAAAGCAATTAACGAAATTTGAGCAAGATGATGCTGCTAAAAAGGAACAAGCTAAAAAAGCTGAAGAAGCTCGCAAAGCAGAGTTAGCTAGACAACAGGCTGAAGCTGAAGAAGCTAAACGGAAAGCTGAACAAGAAGCTCAGGCTGCTGCTGAAGCAAAACGACAAGCTGAACAACAAGCCGAGGCAGACAAGGCGGCCCAGGAATCATCACAGTCTACTAACACTAATGTTTTTTATGCTAACTGTAGTGAAGTAAGAGCGGCAGGTGCTGCTCCAATTAGTCAAGGTCAACCAGGTTACTCTAGAAAGCTAGATCGTGATGGAGATGGGATTGCTTGTGACCAATAATAATTAAAAGAATTGCCCTCTAGGGCTTTTCTTTTTACATAAAAAAAGAACATACATTCCCCTTATTGGAGGTGATTTTTATGTTATAACTAACTGTGGTTGTTTAATAATACAACTTCTAAATAATATTTTTTAAAGGAGGTTTTAATTCAATGGCTTATTTTCGCAAAGTACCATCCAAGAAAGCGAAATCAGGTTATACATGGTCATTTACCATAGAAACTGGTGTGGATCCATTAACCGGAAAACGGAAACAAACAACAAGAAGAGGCTTTGCTACAAAAAAAGAAGCTGAAAATGCAGCAAAAGAATTATCCACACAATTAGAGAACGGATTAAATATTGTGGATAACAAAATGACTTTAAATCAATTTCTACCTAAATGGCTTGATATGGCTGCCAAACGTAAGGTAAGGGAAACAACGTTTGATAATTATCAAAGAGCTGTTAATGTCCGTATTCTCCCTATTCTAGGGCATGTTGGATTAACAGATTTGAATGGTCCTGTATGTCAAAAATTCTTTAATCACCTTGTGGATGAAGGATTATCTGAAAGGTACATTGAGTACATTTATACGGTCCTTAATGGCGCTCTAGAAAAAGCGATTGATTGGGATTTACTCTTGAAGAATCCTTTGAGGAAAGTAGATATTCCCAGAGGCAGAAGACGTAAGTATGTTGTATGGACAAAAGAAGAGCTAATTCGATTTTTACAGTTTTCAAAGATAGAAAACGTTCACTACTCTGCTTTGTTTTTTGTTTGTGGCTACACTGGCTTAAGACGTGGAGAAATGCTTGCACTAAAATGGCAGGATATCAATTTTGAGAAAGGCACTCTTCATGTACAACGTAATTTAATTTATCGTGAAGGTAATTTCTCTTATGGTCCTTTAAAAACGGAATCATCTAACCGTATTATTAAACTAGATGACGAAACTTTACGCGTGCTATCGCAACATAAAAAACGACAATCTGAACTGAAGTTATTATATGGTCCAAGATATAGCCAAGAAGATTTAATTTTTTGTAGAGAAGATGGACAAGCAATCTATCCTCGAACAATGACCACTATCTTTAATCGTGTAATCAAAAAATCGGAGGTTCCTAAAATTCGTTTTCATGATCTTCGCCATACTCACGCAACTTTATTATTGGAAGCTGGAGTTAGTTTAAAAGAGGTTCAAGAAAGATTAGGACATTCAAGTATTAAAATGACTGGAGATATTTATGCTCATGTGACAGATGAAATGAAAAGTAATACCTCTAAAATATTCAGTGAATACATGCAAAAAAACGGCTAA